GGTAATTCGAACCCCGCGTTTTCGCTAGTCGGTCCCGCGCGGACTTTGTACGGCTGAAGGTGCGCTGATGCCTGTCGGTACGGTCCAGCTCATCACCCAGGCCGAGTACGCCCGGCGCCGCGGCTGCACCGAGGGCGCGGTGCGGCGCGCAGTGCGCGATGGGCGCATCAGCCTCATCAACGGCAAGATCGACCCCGTGGCCGCGGACGCGCAGTGGGCGCGCAACACGCGCGTGCGGGCGGGCAGCCGAGCCACCGACGACGTCAACCTCAGCGGCAGCGGCGGCACCGGCGGCACCGCCGCTGGCGACGATGACGACGATGAAGACACCGCCACCGGCTACTGGAAGAGCCGCGCCAGGCGCGAGCGGGCCGAGGCCGAGCTGGCCGAGCTGAAGCTGGCCGAGCTGCAGGGCCAGCTGGTGCGCGCTGATGACTGGGCCGCCGCCCTGGCCAAGCGTGCCGCCGCCTTCCGCGAAGGCCTGCTGCAGATCCCCGCCCGCCTGGCGGCGCAGCTGGCCGCCGAGACCGACCAGGCGCGCATCCACGGCCTGCTCGAGGACGAGCTGCGACAGGTGATGTCACAGCTCACCGCCGCCACCTGACGCATGGGCGCCCGCGACCTTCACCTCTACCTGGTTGACGCGCAGCTGCGTGTGGACGAGGTGCTGCGGCAGTTCGCGGCCATGCCCGCGCGCATCGGCGTGGCCACATGGTCCGAGCGTTCCATCATCCTCAGCGCCAAAGACAGCGCCGAGCCCGGCCCCTACCGCAGCGCCCGCACGCCCTACGCCAGCGAGCCGATGGACTGCCTCAGCCAGCACAGCACCGTGGAAGAGGTGGTGCTGATGTGGGGCGCGCAGACCGGCAAGACGCGCATCGGCTCCAACTGGCTGGGCTACCTGGTGGACACCAACCCCGGGCCGGTGATGATCGTGCAGCCCACCATCGACATGGCCAAGCGCTACAGCCGCCAGCGCCTGGCGCCCATGATCGAGGAGAGCCCCGCGCTGCGCCGCAAGGTGCGCGAGAACCGCAGCCGCGACGACGCCAACACCACGCTGCTCAAAGAGTTCGCCGGCGGCTTCATGGCCGTGGCCGGCGCCAACAGCGCCGCGGGCCTGCGCTCCATGCCCGTGCGGGACTTGTTTTTGGACGAGATCGACGGCTACCCGCTGGACGTGGACGGCGAAGGCGACCCCATCAAGCTGGCCGAAGCCCGGCAGTCCACCTTCAGCCGCCGCAAGCGCCTGCTCACCAGCACGCCCACCACCAAGGACTTCAGCCGCATCGAGGCCCGCTTCTTGGCCAGCGACCGCTGCCGCTACCACGTACCGTGCCCGCACTGCGCCGAGCTGCAGCCGCTCGACTGGGGCACCGACAAGCCGCACGGCCTGAAGTGGGACCGTGACGCCGAAGGCCGCGCGCTGCCCGACTCCGTGCGCTACGTGTGCCGCAGCTGCGGCGCCGAGATCCGCGAGCACCACAAGCCCGCCATGCTGGCCGGTGGCCGCTGGGTGGCTGAGAACCTGGGCGCGGCTGCCGGGCGCATCCGCGGCTTTCAGCTCAGCAGCCTCTACAGCCCGCTGGGATGGCTGAGCTGGGCCACGCTGGTGACCGAGTGGGAGACGGCCATCACCGCCAGCCGCACGGGCGACATCAGCCTGCTGCGCGTGTTCGTCAACACCCGCCTGGCCGAGACCTTCGAGGAGCAAGGCGACCGCGCCGACGAGCACGCCCTGCGCAAGCGCGCGGCCGACATCCCGCTGCGCCAGGTGCACTGGGGGCACTTCGTCATGACCATGGGCGTTGACACCCAGGGCGACCGCCTCGAGGCCTACCTCTGGGCCTGGGGCCGGGGCATGGAGCGGCAGCTGGTGGACCGCGCCGTCTTCTACGGCGACCCCGGCCAGGGCGAGCAAGAGCCCGGCAGCCCGTGGGCGCGTCTGACCGAGTACCGCCGCACGCCCGTGCTGCACGCCAGCGGCCGGCCCGTGCCGCTGCTGGCCTGCATGATCGACTCGGGCGGCCATCACACCCAGGCGGTGTACGCATACACCCGCGCCCATCAGCACGCGCACGTGTACGCGGTGAAGGGTCAGAGCCAGGCCGGCAAGGCCATCCTCGGCAAGGCCACCGACCAGGACGTGTCCTGGCGCGGCACCAAGCTCAAGGGCGGCGTCAAGCTGTTCCCCATCGGCACTGACACCGCCAAGGCCGAGATCTACGGCCGCCTGCGCAACGAGGCGCCCGGCCCCGGGTACGTGCACTTGAGCCGCCACCTGCCGCCCGAGGTCTTTGAGCAGCTGACGGCTGAGCGCCTGGTCACCAAGTACGTCAAGGGCCGCCCCCGCCTGGAGTGGGTCAAGCCCGCGGGCCGCCGAAACGAGGCGCTGGACTGCGCCGTCTACGCCCTGGCCGCCGCGCACCTTTCGGGCATTGACCGCTGGAAGGAGGGCGACTGGGCGAAGTGGCAGCACCGGGTGGAAGAGCGCAGCCTGTTCGACCAGGTCGAAGCGCCTGCAGCTGCAGCGCCGGCCCCGCAGGCGGCCACCAACGCCGCGCCAGAAAGCCCGCCCGCACCGTCACCACCGCCGCCGCTGCTGGCCGCCCCGCCCAGGCCGCCCGCCGTGCCGCTGCCGCCCATGCCCGCCCCGCGCCCGCGGTTCTCCATCAACTACAAGCGCTGAGCCGTCGCCATGCCCAAGCCCAAGCCGCCCACTTATCAGCCCCCAGCAGCGGCCCATGCTCCCACCGCGCAGCCGCTCCAAGAGCCCCCGCGCATGCCCTGGGACGATGCCAGCGCCGGTGAGGACATCGTCAGCGACATCCTGCGCCGCGTGGTGCAGCTCAGCCCCGCCTTCACCGCCGCCCTGGCCGCCCAGGTGGACCGCCAGGTGCGCGAGCACTGGGGTGGAGACCGGCCTTACATCGCCCGCCGTGCCGGCGAGGGCACCAGCAGCCGCAACGCCGCCATTCGGCGCGACCACCGCAACGGCGAGCGAATCGGCTTGCTCTGCCGCCGCTACGGCCTCAGCCGGCAGCGCATCTATCAAATCCTGTGTGAAGGAGAAACCGTCTAGCGGCGTGCCTTACGCGCTTGACACCACCGGGCCCATATTCGGCGCCAACCGCGCCCGCTCACCAGCCCAAAGGCGCCCCACCGCATGGCCGAAATACCCACCATTGAGCCCACCACCGCCAACGCCGGCGACACCTGGCGCTGGACCCGCGCCCTGGCCGACTACCCCGCCAGCGCGGGATGGGCCCTGAGCTACACGCTCATCAACGCCGCGGCCAAGATCACCATCAACGCCAGCGCCTCGGGCGACAACCACGCCGTCACCGTCAGCGCGGCCACCACCGCCGGCTACGCCGCCGGCAGCTACGACTGGCGCGCCCGGGTCAGCAAGGCCGGCGAGATCTACACCGTGGGCGAGGGCCGCATCACGGTGCGCAACGCCTTCTCGGCCAGCACCTTCGACGCCCGCACCCACGCCCGCAAAACGCTGGAGGCCATCGAGGCCGTCATCGAGGGCCGGGCCAGCAGCGAGGTCAGTTACTACATGATCGGCAACAGGCAGCTGCGCTACATGACACCCGCCGAGCTGCTGACCTTGCGCGACAAATACCGCGCCGAAGTCAAGGGCGAGGACGCCGCCGCCGCCGTGGCTGCCGGGCTGCCCGACAAGCGCCGCGTCTACGTGAGGTTTGGAGGATGAGCATCTTCACCAATACCCGCCAGTGGCTGGCCCAGCGCATTGCGCCAGCCGCCCGCGTGCAAAAACGCAGGTTTGAGGCAGCCCGCCTGGACCGCCTTACCGCCGACTGGCAGGCCACCACCGTCAGCATCAACCAGGAGCTGCGCGGTGACCTGGACCGCCTGCGCGCCCGCTGCCGGCAGCTCATCAACAACAACGACTACGCGCGCAAGTTCCGCTTGATGTGCCAGAGCAACATCGTCGGCCCCGGCGGAATTCGCCTGCAGGCCCGCGCGCAAGACGGCCCCGGCCAGCCCGACCGCCTGGCCAACCAGGCCATCGAGGCCGCCTGGAGCGAGTGGTCGGCCGCGTGCGACGTCACCGGCCGCCAGAGCCTGCGCGACCTGTGCGAAACCCTGGTCGGCCAGCTGCCGAGTG